CGTTTTCTGTCGCTGGATCTACTGGTGCAGGTGGTTGTGGTGGCGGTAAAATGCCATCAATGTTCTTTACATCAAGTGCATCATACATTCTTCGGTATGCCTCGTACTGATTATGTATTTGTGGTGCAGCTTGTGCTAGTTGCAACTGTGTTTGTGCCAATGACAGACGTTGTGACATAGAAAATATGTTAGGATCTGACACTGGAAGTATATCCACACGACCATCAAAGTCATTTTGCATGATTTGTGGTGCAACATTTCCTACAAAATACGGATAAGGCACTGGATTTTCCGAAAAAATCTCTGCTAACATACGAAATTCTTGTTTTTGTGCGTAGTGCAAACGCTTGTGTATGCTAGAAATAATCTTAGAACCTTGTTCTATTAACGCAACTGTAGTTCCAACTGGTGCTTGTGAGTTAACATCTGCTATTTTTGCATCAGCAACTTGTGCAAAACGTCTACCAGAGTCAACAACCACACCTAAAAGCTGTGCGAGTGTCGCAGATGGCTCTTTGTACGGAAGGGGAATGATAGAGTTTTTCAAATCGCCACCTGGGACATCTATATCTCTAAACTCACCTGGGTTCAAAGGCTCGTCATCATTTCGGATCCTAACACCTCTTGCCTTAAATCCAGCTGGTAAGTTTGATAATGTGCCCGCATCTATTAGCTGTCTCAAAATAGATGTGGCTGCACGAGATAATCCACCTATTGTATGTAATAAACCAAAGCCATAAAAGCCAAAACCTGGTAAAAACTTAAAATGAACAAAGTATTGTCTCTTTCTTTTTAACGGATCTTGTTCTCTAAAGTTTCTAACCACTGATAAAACTTGATTTGAATTTTGATCGATGGTGACAATATAAGGGAGCATAATACCCGAAGGCTGCCCTTGACTATCCATATCTTCAAAGCCTTCCAAGTCCAAGTCAACATGGACTTCAAGTAAGGTGTAACTGTCGTCTGAGTAATTAGGATGTAATCCTTGAAGGTCATCAGTAGTTTCTTGGATAGCTCCTTCGTCCTCTCCAGAATCTGTTTTAGATAATTCAACATCTTTATACACTCCCGCAACTTGTAGTTTACGGATATCGTTATAACTCATTCGCACCATGTGTGTAACTCGCTCTGCCGTTCTAATATCAGAAGCAGAGTACGGAACTATTAAATCTTCTGCTGGTACAAACTTAGATACCGCTCTTTGTTTCGTAGGATCAAAGTACACTTTCTTAAATGTAGAACCAGTGAGTGGTAAATAAAACAACATCTGGTCTGTGTCTTGATCGTATTCCTCCATGACTTCAGTAATCTGATAGTTCATGTAATCTTTAATTCTTTGTGCTTGATCTTCTGTTTCTTTTGTAGCAACACCAAGTATCTGTGTTTTTACTGGACCACCACTCGGTAACATTTCTTTGTATGCTTGTGATTGAAACTGTGTTGTTGCCTCTGACAATAGTGGATGTGTTACACCACTTGCACCAAGAAACGGATCACTTCTGTCCTCGTAGTTGATGCCAAGCAAGTTTAAACCCTTGGCGATTGCTTCTTCCCAGTCTTGTCTTGACTCTAAATCTTCTTTTACTTTTGATTGTAGATCAGATGCAATAGAAGCCAACACACCTTCTTCTATAACTTCTGCAAGGTTAGCATCGTGAATGTATGGTTCTGCCATGACTGGGATTTGTTCTTCACCCATGTCAAGTTCTATACCCTCTGGTAGCTCATCAACATCATCTTGTATTTGTAAAGCGAGTTGTTCTTCCATGGGCACAGGTTCACCACCTGCTCCCATAGCTTTTTCGACCATGCCTGCAATGTCTCTTGGTTGTTCTGCCATTAACTTGCCTTTCTCCTAAGATCTATATAACCACCTTTTGCTCTAAAAGTAAATTTACCTTCTGCTAATTTTCTTCCTTTTGATCCAGGTGATAGATCAATAACAAATTGTACTGGTCTGTTCAACTGTGCTCTTCTAGTATTATCCGCAGAAACCATTTCAAATATTCTATCTCTGTCAACTGTTGCACCAGCGTCTTCAAATCTTTTTGCCACGGTATCTAACGTACTACCATACGTTCCTAATCCAAAAGTTTTCTTAAGTCCTTGTACAGTGGTATCCTCTTTTGCTCTTGATGTCCACTGATCTTCTCTGTGTGGAACGACTATACCAGCAATAGGCTCTTTATATAGCTCTTCAAATCTAGGGTCTGTTAATTTATGAATTAAAGATTGTAATAGACCTCTTGATGTCTGTGCCATAGTAGCATTATTCGGTGATCTAGTGTATTTCTTGTTATCGTTAATGTGAGCATATAATCTCATAGCTGCTTCTCTTAATTCACTAGGAGCATAATTGTATTCTTTTGCTTTTTTTCCGATTTGGTCGTATAGTTTCTTAAATCTCCTATCTATTTCTTTGTTGTTATCTGCACCGACTTCATTGTCTTTCATTTGTTTTTCAAGAGCAGGTAGTTGTTTTTCAAGATTTGTTTTTTGCTTTAATATTTTTTCTGCTCTAACTTTATCACCCTCTAAGAAACCTTTGTAACTAGGTGTAAGAAATAATTTATACACACTTGTTAAACTTGGACGGTATCCACTAAAACTGCTACCAGGATTGTAATCATTTTCCTCATACGGCACTGGAGCCAATCTTAACTGTATTTGGCGAAGTCGATCTGCCTCTACGCCTGTGGGTAAAGTTCTAATAAACCTATTCAAAAGAGAATCATCTTGTTCTAATCTTTTCTCTTTTTTCTCTCGCATACCTCCTTGTACACCAGAATACGCATATACCTTTTCATTTCTCAACATAGATCCGATTAAAAGTTTTTTCTTCAAAGCATCTTTATTATCTAATCCAAGTTGTTTTGAGTATTTATTAACAGTCTGTGCTCCTATTGTTCGTTGTTTTTGAGTGTCTATCTCCTCCATATACTCTTTATAATTACCATCTTCTGGAACAAAACCTATGCTATCTGATACGTTATCTATGATTCTAGACAATTCTTTTTCTATATCTTTTTTTACTTTTGGTGGTATTAAGTTTTCTATATCTGACAAAATTTTATCATATTTATGATTAAAATATGCAGGAAATCGTCCTATTGCTCTGTCTCGTGCTCCTTCTCTTAGAGCACTTTCGTCAGCGTGTCTGTCTTGTATTGCATCAAAATCTATTGAAGAAAGCTCTGTTTTAAATTTATTAGCCATGTATGATCCGATTTCATGTCTTATAACATTCAAGGCTTGTTCATTAACGGCTTCGTTTACACCTCTTTCTAAAGTAGATTGCATTGTTTTAATTATTGCATCTGTTAGATCTTCTTCACTTATTGAGCCACGAAAACCAAAATCAGAGTCTGCTTCTTGTCTAAAAGCACTAGTAGAATCTGCTAAGAGAGACGTTGTTTCTGAATAATTATAACCCTTTTCTTGTAAGTTTTGATCTAGTAGTGCCTCAAAAAAACCCTCTGGACTGCTTATATAAGAATCTTTTATTTCTCTTTCTTCCTTGCCATGAGCGTACATGAGACCCGCTCTTCTAAAATCTCTAGTTTCTCCTACATCACTAGTTTGTTTACCAAGATCGCTATAACTATCACCTGGCATCCCTTGATAGTTTGATCTAAGAGGCATGTGACCCACTAGAGTTTTTACAAGAGTTGATTGTCCTCGTTTCTCATTATACTCTATTGGAAAACCAAGTTGACTTATATAAGCCTCGTTTTGATCTCCAGTTAAATTATAATCATTAAGACGAAGTTTTCCTTGTAAATTATATTTAGGAGCGGCTGCTGCAACTTTTTTAGTTCTGTCAGAAACTGGTGTTCTTAATTTAGTACGTCCTAATTCTTTTAAAATTATTGCCGCTAATCTATCTGGTGCTGGTTTAGCAAACTCGCCATTCTGTGCCATTTGAAAACCATCAAACTCCCTCATGGCTTCTTGACGAGGATCATTAGCAAATTGTGTTCCCTCAAATCCATCCATGGCTTCGAGACCTTCTATAAAGTTTTCTGCCATCGTGCTATAGTCAGTATCTGTAAACAAAATACTTTCTAGCATAGACTCTGCTTTATTTAGTCTTTCAGTGTCTACTTGTCTGCCACTAACTGATCCTTCCTCTTTTTGTTTAGCGTATGCTTTTACATAACTCATAACATTTTTAGGTAAAGTTTTTCTTAAAGTTTTCAAATCATCTAGAGTTACATTTTGTATCTTAGATATCTCCATGGGAGCAGTTCTAGTGGTTTGAAATCTTTCTATCTGATTATTTATTTTTTCTATCTCTTCTTTTGCTAGATTTACTTTCTTTTCTGCTTCTTGAAAAAGTTTTCTTTTTCTTGTTAAATCTTGATTAAATTGTGATGGAGCGTCATCATCTGACATTTCTTGATCCATAGCATCAAGAACTCTAATTTTATTTTTCTCACTTGGTGTAAATAATCTATAACTACTAGGACTATCTCTGCCTGTAAAATCGCCCATAGTTGTGTTAAGAGTTCTTATTGGTCGTTTGTCCGTGGGTCTCGCTCCACCAGAAAAAGTTCTGGTCAGATATGGATCGTTACCTCTCAAAGCCGTATCAATAGCACCAGAAAATAATTCTGGTATTCCACCATACTCTACTGGTGTGCCATACGCATATTCTGGTTTTGCAAAATCTAATAAGTTTTCATAAGTTCTGGTTACGTCTGATTGTATCTCTTCAACAATAGCATATAGTTTACCATCTGCTCCTCTTACAATCATAGCTCTCGTATAACCAAAACCTTTGTTGTAGTAGTCGTGAGGTAAATTTAATTCTTTCTCTCCAACTAAATTCTCTTCTATTGTTTTATCGTTCAGTTTAGTTTTTTGTTGAAGTGCGTTTATAACTGGACTGTTTGTTAAAGAACCAGCTTTCAATGATTCTTGGTCTGGGTTCACTGCAACAACACTTATATTGTCAATTTCAAAGGCTTTGCCACTCCCAAGTCGTTGAGCATCTGGATCTCTGTTTTGTACAATTTTTATTTTTTGATTACCTCTAGCGTCAGTTTGACCTGTAGGTTGTTCCACATTAATTGGTTTACCAGTCACTGTGGCAAAAGAGCTAAATATCCTTTGTCCAGAATAACCCTCTTCAGAATCAATCGTGCCTGGAGGAGCTAAACTTGGATCTGCTAGTATCTCTCCAGCACTAAGGGCAAAATTTCTAAAAGGTCCGTTTGTTCTTCTGTTCATACCACTTCTAACTTCTAATCTAACGGTTGGACGCATTTGGTCAAACTCATAGATAATCTCTTCCATGGTTTTTGTTTCGTTTTGATTTCTTATAAGGTATTCTTCTAGTCCAGAGATAAACGCTTCACCACCTCTGTTGTGAATAATTAAATCACCTCGTTCATTTGGTGCATCAAAAACTGTCCCCATCGATTTAATCTTTTTAGGTATGGTAGTTTTAACTGCTATATCTTTAATATTAGGGATAGACTCATAGTCTATTCTACCATCTTCTGTTTTACCTGCCGCTTTCACTGCTTGACCAAATTCTTTTCCTTTTCCTTGTATTGGTATGTACTTGACTTGGTCTTGAATTGATTCTGTGTATTGTTCCTTTCCAAGAAGACCAACAGAACCCTCCCTTCTACGCTCTTGTTTTCTTAACTCATCATAAACTTCAGAAACTTTTACTGGGTTTTTCATGCCAAACTTATCATCCGCTGCTAATTTAATTAACTTAATTCTTAATGGAGATACGACTGGATCTTCTGGATCAGTAAATCTTTCTTTGTTTTTGGCTTTGTTAAATTCTTGATTAATAAAATTTTTTACAAACTGAGGATCTGTAGTAAAACCTGCGTCTTGATCTTGTTTTACAATTTCTTGTGCTTTTTGCTCTATGGCTTTTAATTCTTCTTCTGCTATCTTCTGCACAGATGGATTGCCAACAGAACCACCTTCAAGATCTTTGCTAAAAAACGTCTGCTCTTCGTCAATGTTTGGATCAGTATCTTTCGTAATCGATAAGTTACCATCCACCTTTTGTTGTGTTGTTAGTTCTGTGCCAGTTTGACCAACGGCTTCATTCATCAATGTCTCAGCCGTGCCTGGGGGTACGTCTTTTGCTCTGTATTTGGCAAAACTAGGTCCGTACAAAGAAGCGGCAGTTTGCATAGCTAGTTGTTGAGAAGGTGGTAACATGCCTCCAGGTCCCATGGTGTCACCAATCAAACCTGCAATCCCAGGTCCTTGACGAAATGCTTCGATGGTCGTGGTCATTCCTCCACCCATCGTGCCACCAAGAACCACGCCTTCTAATAATCTGTCGGCAATTTGCTCACCAGTGTACTCTCCACCAGTCAAGGCAGTCGAACCAACGACCACGCCCTCTTGCAATCCTTCGGTTCCACCCTCAAACGCCACAGATTTACCAATTCGTCTACCAATTTCTTTTGCAGCATCAATTTTACCCGCTTCACCGAGCTTTTTTATCAGTTCCTTACCAGTAATTGTTAGTAATTCGTCTCTTGGAATCACTCTTCCAGCGCCAAATCTGTCCAAAAGTGCTATAATTGTACCCGCTCCAATAGCCACAGAGTCGTTATAACTGCCAGTTTTTTGCTCCATTTCCTCGGCAACTTCACCAGTTCCCACGATTCCAGAGCCTAAAATGGTCGCTCCACCTATCAAAGCTGCAGCTGGTACACTAAAAGGTGCAGTCAGAGCAGATGCCAAACCACCACCAAGTGCAATACCACTTGTCGCTATATTTTCACCAGTTTTCTCGGCAACCCAACCAATCGCATCACTCAAACCACCTTGTCGGTAGGCTTCACGAAGTCCCATGGTGTATTCTGGTTGATAGTTACCCTCTCTTATGTCCTTGTCTTGTTGTGCAACAATCTCTTGTCCATAATTAAAAAGAGATTCAATCCCAGTTCGGGAACCAATAACCTCAAGACCTTTACCAAAAAGTCTTTGTGCTTGGTCTATGCTGTATGCAAATGACGAATCTCTTGTTGCCATTATGTGATCCTAGTTACCCTTTTTTTGCCTGAAGCCAGTATATCAGAAAATCTGTTCTTAACCAGTCTTCCTTTTCTAATTGGTTTTTTGTTTAACTTTTTTCTAATTTTAAGAAGTCTAGTCATCAATAATATTCCCTTTTACTTCTTGGATACCAGTCTTCGCCTTCGTCTTCTCCGTCCAGTGCTATAAACCCACCTTGTCTAAATCGCATAACTGCCATTGTCATACTATCACAATAATCGTCATGGTCTCCGTTTGGAAAAGATGCCACTTCTTCTATTACATCTTCTGCAAACTTCTCTCCACTAGGATACCACACTTTTCCCGATTCGAAAATAGGCGATACAATGTGCATCCTCGTGGTTTTGTCTAAGTTACCCGCCTTTCGTCTTCCAGGACTGAATGTCAGAACTGGTAGGTTTTGTAACCTTAACTCGTCTGCCAAGGGTTGTCCACTTGCTTTTGCCTCGATTAACATCATGTCTGGTTCCCAGTATTCGTTTTCTTCTATCGCTATCTCTTTCAACTCTGGAAAACTCCAACGACCTTTCTTCGCATCTAACATTATCAAATGTTGTTCGCCATTCTTTTTTGGCTCAAATACACCCCAAGTTGTGATAGCAGAATAGTCTGCCGTCTCTTTTTTACTGTAGGCAGTATCGTAACTTTGCAGAATATAATCTAATCTTGGCACATCTTTTTCTTCCCACGGAGTCCACCACTCCCTTTTTATCATCGCAGTTTCTTCAGATGTAGGATTCTGCTGCCACTGTGCGTTCCATTTCATAGGTGACAGTGATGCCTTGACTTTTAACAACTCGTCCTTGTTCCAAAATTCAGGCCACAAGATCTTATCATTCGGTAAAATCGCTGGGAACTCCACGATCTCCCATTGATCTGCCATACTATCCTTTGCTTGTGCCTGTAATAATCTGCCTGTCAGATCCTTCTTTGACCATCTTGTTTGCACAATGATGATGGTTCCCCCAGGTTGTAATCTCTGTCTCGGACCTGATGTGTACCACTCGTATGTATTATCATAAGCAGTCGTGGACAGTGCATCTTGTTCCGAGTGTGGATCATCAATAATCAACAAGTCTGCACCACGACCAGTCATCGCTGCTCCAACGCCTGCTGCAAAATACTCACCACCTTGGCTAGTCTCCCATCGACCCGCGGCTTGACTGTCTTGCTTCAAGTCCGTGTCTGGAAAAACTTCCGTGTACACTGGATCGGCAATCAAGTCCCTAACCTTACGACCAAACCTCACGGCAAGTTCTGTATTCATCGTGGCTTGAATAATCTTTAACTTTGGATTACGGCCCAAGAACCACGAGGGCATGAGATAAGATGCCATCTCTGACTTCGAATGTCTGGGTGGCATGTTTACGATAAGTCTTTTGAGCTTTCCTTGTGCGATTAGCTCCAATTTTTCTGCAATGATTTTATGGTGTCGTCCAACGATAAAATTTTCATATACATGTTGAGCATAAGCTAGAAAATTTTTTTGAGCTATATCGCGGGTGTCCAGTTTATTTTTCTGTTGCTCAAGCAGAAATACTTCTTGTAACACCTCTTTAGGTAAAGCATCTAGGTTCATGCCCAAACGATAATATATTCAAATGAATTTATCAAGCCTACTATACAACATGTATATAGTAACACCGCCGTGTAATTTAGGGGGGTGGGGGTGTAAAATTACTGACGAGTCACAGTCGTTCCTCGTCAGTAACCCTATCTTTTGGGGAGTTGCAGTGTGTTTGGAAGCCACGGAGGGGTGTGCCTCGGTAAAAGGCACACAGACTCGCAGTGTTGCTCGTTTTATCTGTGTGCCTTTTGGAACTTGTCTGTGAGTCGCATCTAGCGACTCACAGTGTGTGTTTAAGCTACGTCCTTGGACTTTGTAGCTTGGTCTTTGAGGTCTTGTAAGTGTGACCTCTTAACCATGACGTAATCACCATCTACGGTAGAGATTAGCTTGTGGATAACTTGTTTAACGACCTCGTTAACAATGTCATCATCAAGTCTTGCCTCAAGAGTTTCAAGATTATGCTTGACCTCTTGGACTTCGTGATTATCACTGATGGCATCATCAATGATGTTTCTGATGTCTCCATCATTAATCTTAGACTCGACTTGCTCGTCTATATATTCCGTAATGGAATCTTGTATTTGGTACGACATATAGTCTCCTTTTCTTCTTGAGTTATTGATAATAATGTTATATAAGATTTCATGGGATATGTCAAATAAAAAATAAACTTTTTGATTAACATGTTAACTAATTATTTACCGAAGCCTCTTGACAATCGCCCTTCGAGATGCGTTGCCTCGGTTAAAGGTGCAGAGAATCGCAAAGTTATTATTGTTTCTTGTTCTTGCGATTCTCTGCATTGAAACTTTTTAAAAAAAAGCAAAGAAAGTTGTTGACTTATGGGATTTCCTGGGATATATTATAGACAACATTAACTAGTATAGAGGACGACCAATGACACAACCAATAATTAAAAAGGATTCGCCATTCGAATTTTTTGGCAATCATTTAGAAGTAGCTTATAGAAGAGGCGAACTGCTCGGATATAAGAAAGCCATGTTGGAACTAACCAAGATGGAAACTAAACTAGAACTAGAACTTAAGAAGTTAGAAGATAATTTAAAAAGAGATTAGCTTTCTCCTTGAGCTAGTGAGCCACAACAGAAATGTTGTGGCTTTTTTTGTTCCTCCCAAAACGCTAAACAACCCCGTCTTCCAGAAACAACGCACCTTCGGGGTGCGTTGCCTCGGTAAAAGTCGCAAAGGATCGCAAACGACCCTTTGCGATTAAATCAACTTTTGTGATTCGCAAATATCCCACCCACCCAACCCGTTTATTATATCAGAAAAAATGGGATTGTCAAGGATTTTATTTTATTTTTTTTGCTTTATTCGGGTTGACTTATGGGATTAAATGGGATATATTAACCAGGCCTAATAAAAACGAAAGGATAAAAAATGAGATCTTATAAAACCAACGTCATGGACTTTGACGATAAAACTTTAGTCCAACATCATCAAACTATAATCATAGAACATGATTATACTAGTGGGACAATCACTTTAAATAATGGGGGGTGGTTTTCAAAAACCACCAAGGATAGATTAAATAGTTATCTAAGACCTTTTAAATATAATGTGTTCCAAAAAAACTTTGAGTGGTTCGTGATGACACCGAGCCTCCAAGTTATACCTTATCAAAACCACATGACCCTCGAGGTCTAAGCAAGAAGCACCCCCGAAGGGGGTGCTTCTTTTCTTCTGCCTCCGTTCACATTTCCTCATGTTGGGGTTGCAAAGGTGCAAAGATTCGCAAACTCATCTTTGCAAAATTGATGCCACAACTCGATTCGCACACCCCAAACAATCTTCCAAACTCCCGAAGGTCAAAAGTGCCTCGGCTTCGGGGGACACCGAGAGGGACGCAAGGTGCTTGGACGCAAGGAACTCGCAGAGTTTACCACCTTCAAACAAATATAGAACCGACTTAGAAGATGCACGAACCAAGAAAAAAGAAACATAATTATTGGCTTTTAGCCTCAAATGTGTTGAAATTTGTGAAGGTTCGACCTTGAAAGTGTTTCCTTTTGTGGGGGATTTTAATTCAATAAACAAAGGATATTTTTCATTGATGATTATTACATCTGGAAACCCACTATTAAATTTATTTTCTATCTTTTGGATAAATGTGCCTTTTGGCAAATTATCTTTTATTGATAAAAAAAAGTTTTTTTCTGTCATTTAGTGCTTGACCTTTATGGGATTATGTGGGATAAACATTTATATAATTTATTATAGCGAAAGGATAATAATATGGAAGTAGTAATGATACCACAAGACCAACAATGGTTTTTAAGTGGGTTGTATGTTCTTGAAACAATAGTAGATGAACAAGAAGAAACAACCGAGTATGTTCAACAAAATTTTAAGGATATTTCTAAAGATGACTGACAAATATAAAATTGCTTACGAAGAGGAGCAAGAAAAAATATTATCTCTTTGGTATAAATATTTAAGTAACGATAAAAGATCATTTATCGAATACTTTCAAGAGGAACATAACATTAAATTAGCAGACACGACTTCTTACAAAAAAATTAAGAGATTGTGTAAAACATTTTTGAAAGGAAAAAAATGAGAGCAATATTAATTAATCCCATGCAAGAAAGTGTTCGTCATATTAGTTATGATGGAGACTATAGAAGCATTTATAGAATAATAGGTTGCACGACTTTTGAGGCAGTTTATCCGTTTGATAATGGAGATACTCTTTGGATAGATGAAGAAGGTTTATTGAAAGAAAGTAATTATGCTTTTAACCTCAAAGCAGACAATCCAAAATTTAACCAAACGATTATGGGAAGTGCTTTGATTTTAGGTACAGATGCAGAGGGCGAAAGTATCGAATGTAAATCTAAGGTGCTTGATATAGCTAAAAGAGTTAACTTTCAAGGTAAGGTTGCAATTGAAAATGATGGACAAGGATTTACTATAACTCCTTGGCATATTTATCAAAATAATCTTGAAGAAGCTAGATTACTTTTAGAAAAAATAAAAACTGAAGGGAGTGCTTAATGCAATCTAAAATTATAAAAGATATTGAGAAAGGACTTTCCCATGATGCTATCGTGGGGAAGTACGTTAATAAATGGTGCGATAATGTTGACCAAATCAAAAACATTATCAAAACATACAAATGGGAACAATACAAAAAATTTGGAAGGAGATTTGTATGACAAAATTTTATGAATGTTGTCTTTGTGATGGTCTCATAGATCATCACAAAAATGCAAAGGGAGAGACTTATTGGACTAAAGGACATAATGCTCAACCGATTAAAGAAGGACAATGTTGTGATTGGTGCAATGCAAATGTTGTCTTACCAAAAAGATTTGAAAATATACAGAAAGGAAATTTTTATGTCGAAAAGAATACATAAGGCTAAACAAAGATCTAACCAACACAAGCGAAAGCATAACCCAAAATCAAACCATTTTAATGGGTTAATAATTGGCAAAAGATCAAGATATAATGGTGGCTTACTAAATGCCTTTAAAAAGTAGCAGTCGTCAAAGTAGTACACGGATCATTCGTGTACTATCTTGAAAATTGCAACAACAAACGAAAGGAAAAGATATGCAGATTTCAAAACTAGAGGTAAAAAATATCTCACACTATGCGAGGGGTTCAGAAGAAACTCCTTGTTATAATGCCACAGTATATGTCAACGGCAAGAAAGCAGTTGAAGTATCAAATGACGGACATGGTGGAAGTGATAGACAACACACCTATCCTCAATGTGCTTTTAATCTTAGAGAAATTAATGATTGGTGCATAAATACTTTTGGTAAAGAAACTTGGGAGTATAATGGAAAAACTTATTCCACAGATCTAGACCTAGAGCATTATTGCCACCAAGAGTTATATAATTGGCTTGATCGAAAAGAACTAAAGAAAGAGTTAAAGGGCAAGTATATTTGCTTTGATGAAGCAAAAAAAGAAATGTTTGCTTTTGGAAAACTTAAATACAAAACCGAAAATCAAGATGTGGTTATGAAAAAGATCTTGAAAGACAGACACCCAACATCAAAGTGTTTGAACTTTTTAGACTTTGAAGAAGCACTTAATGTATGGAAGGAGTTTGCATAGTGCAAGACTTTAAGCAAGAGCATAAGAATGGTTGGAGATACATAGTTTGGGTTGGTGGTTGTGATAACTACTACAAGAACTTTTTAATAGCACAGATGGATTTCTATAACTGGGTTCTCAAAGGCTATGATGATGTGTTTCTAACCGAGATCAAAAAAGATGGAACTGAGGAAGTTCTTCGTAATTCAGAAGAGTATAATTTTAAAGAAAGGAAAAATAATGGGTAGATATTATAATGGAGATATTGACGGCAAATTTTGGTTTGCCGTTCAATCAAGCAATGATGCCGATTTCTTCGGAGTAGAAGGAGAAACAAGGTTTCTAGATTATTATTTTGATGAAGATAATAAGAAAGATGTTCACAGAGGTATGCTTGAATGTGATAGGCATTTGGGTAAATATCGAAAACTCTTAGATGAGTTTTTTGATAATCGTGAAGGCTATAACAACAAGATGTTAATTGAATATCTTGATGAAAAGGCACACCCTACAAAACATACTGAACAAGGAATTAAGTATTACTTGGAATGGTATGCAAGGTTAATTCTTGGTAAAAAGATTTATGATTGCATACTTGAACAAGGCAGTTGTAGTTTTGAGGCAGAGTTATGATGCTTAAAACAATAGAAGATGCCGAAAAAGAATTTCAAGAAAAATTATATAATCTTAGAAATTCAATTACCTATCAAAAACTATGTATAGTTTGTTCAAAAATCATGGAAATAAAAATACATAAACAAGGTAATAGCAAATCTAGAAAAACTTGCAGTAATACTTGTAGGTCAAGATATAACAGACACAAGGACAAATATAATGCTTAAACACTTAGATTTATGTAGTGGTATTGGTGGCTTTGCCGTGGGTTTTTCCATGGCAAAGTTATCCGAGCCTATCGCTTTTTGCGACACAGACAAGTTTTGTCAGAAAGTTCTTGCCAAAAACTTTCCAGGAATTCCAATCTATGATGACGTAAAGGAGATCGCAGATGACCCAACAAGATTTATTTCAGAACGACCCGATATCCTCACCTCTGGATATCCATGCCAACCCTTCTCAACAAGTGGCAAAAGGGGAGGCACAGAAGACCCTCGCCACATCTTTCCGTACTTGCATAAACTTATTAAACAAATCAGACCCACTTATTGTGTTTTCGAAAATGTTTATGGACACCTCTCATTGGGACTTGACGAGGTATTGTTTGCAATGGAAAGCATCAACTACCACACGAGGACATTTGTACTTCCGTCTAGTGCAATCGGAGCGAGACACAAACGAGACAGATTGTGGATCATCTGTAGAAACTTGGGCGACCCCGACAACTATGGATTCCCTACCACCGAGGAGTGCAGAAGCAACCAAGAAATTGCAAGAGGGTGCAAGGAAGGGTCGAAAGAGACCGAGCAACTTGAGGGAACAAGTCGATCCGAAGACTATGGAGATGTATCCGACCCCCACGACCAAGGGTTTTGGACACGCCTCGGAGGGACAGACAATGATCTTCAGAAAGAAAGTGGAGAGAGGGGAACTCACAGAGGCAGAAGCACAAGCCATGATGAACGGAGTGACCTTGAGACCACCACGAATGGAAGAGTGGAAGTTTCCAACACCAAATTCGGGATTGAAGAAACACAGTTACAACGGCAACAACGATTACTACAAGAACCGAGAGGAGAAGGGCAGACAGATGGATCTTGCTCAAAAGATGTATCAAATCGAGGGAGATGCAAGACTGAACTGCGATTGGACGGAGTGGTTGATGGGGTATCCTATTGGTTGGACGAGCCTAGAGGAGTCCCAAGAATTATCTCAAACCAACCCGACAGAGCCAACAGACTAAAAGCATTGGGTAATGCTATTGTTCCACAAAATGCAAAGTTAATTGGATTAGCAATCAAGAAAGAGTTGACTTCTAAATGATACTTAATCTATGTTTGAAATGCACGGAGCAATATCGGGAATTGCTATTTGCCCAAGTCGGAGAGAGTCCCCACCCCATTACTCTCTTCGACTACTTCATATTCTCCATCAAATGCAGAGGGGTAATTCTTTCTTATTTCTGCGAGACGACCAACGATTTCTTCACGAGAGAGTTTGTCTAGGTTATGAGTTACATTAGTTTCCCTACGATCAACGGCAAGACCACCGAGGTTAGACCTATATTTTTCTGCATTGACTGCCGCAGAATATTGACCTGCCTCCTCGGCTCCCTTAGAAAGGTTCGCAAACCTTTTCAACTGACCCATCAAAGTTACTCCGTATTTCCTTTCGTAATTATCACGGAGTTCTTTGATGTGTTCAACCACCAGAGGAAAATCTTTGCCATTGAGGAGCAGACTTGCAGTCTTTCTTGCTTGACCTTCAGAATAACCTGCTTGTCTAGCACATTCAGAATTAGAATGGGTTCCTTCTACAATAAGTCTAGCAAAAGTTTTTTGTCGATTAGTCAATGGCATAAGCAGATAGTAGTGTTTCTCCCATATTTTATCAATAAAAAAAGGAAAAAAAATGACGCGGTCGGCTTTGAAGTGTAGCAAGTGTTACCAAAGTGTAGCAAGAATAAATAAAAAAACACAGTAAAAACAACAAACTATTTTTGATGCTACAGATGCTACAGATGCTACACCTATTTTTAAAAAATTTTTATAAACAAAAAAATATGACAGAAACACTATACAAAAAAAGTTTTATATACTACTTGACTTATGGTCTCCCATACATTAAGTATATATAAGTACAAATCATTAATTAAAGGAGATATTATGGGAGGTACAAAGAGACTCTGGGAAGACAGTATCGACAATGAAGTTGGAGATTATGTTGACGGCATCATTCCTAGAGACAAAGTTAGTGAAGATGCCGAAGCAGTTTACGATCTCGATAATGAGGACGTAAGCTACAAATCTTTAAATGTCCGTGTTTCGGTGTACGAGCAGATAAAGAGAATAGCCAAGGAAGACAACAGAACTATTGCTAGTACAGTTGCTTTAATGGTCAAAGAAAACTTAAAAAATCGGAGGATATAAATTGGAAGACGATAAGAAAGATAAGAATAAAATTCATTCGACTACGGATTATAGTCAATTCAAATACATAAAAGGTAATCGTGATCTTGTTGAAGCTCATGTAAAAAAATTATCGGATCAGATATCAAAGAAAGATTTTCAGATACCGATAATAGTTAATGAGAAGATGGAAGTGTGCGAGGGTCAACACAGACTTGAAGCATATAAGTCCTTGGGTATGCCAATAACTTACATGATAAAAGAAGGTTTAGTGATCCAGGATATAAGGAAGATGAACTCAACTGCGAGAGCATGGACTATGCAAGAGTTTCTTGATAGTCATGTAACCCTTGGTAACAAGGACTATGAAGTATTAAAGTGGTTCCATGAGAAGTATGAGTTTTCCATATCAGACTCTATCTCCATGTTGAATGGTAAAGGGTGGCACTCTTCAGAAGATCTAGCAGATTTTAAGGACGGAAATTTTAAAGTCACTGACTTAGAATGGGCAAAAGATACGGCAGATAAGATCCAAAAGATTGGAGAATATTTTCCATATTATAAAAAGAGATCTTTTGTTGGTGCTATAATATCTGCACTAAAAGACTCTACTTTTATTTGGAAAGTATTTTTAGCAAGGTTGGAGAGCCATTCTTCAAAGCTAAAAAATCAAGGCAGCCGTAACGATTTCATCTTGAATATTGAAAGGTTATACAATCATAATACTTCGGCAAGTAAAAAGATAAGACTGCAAGTGTATGGAAATAGATAGGAGTTGGTATGTATATAAAAAATATTAAAACTTGGGAAAATGAAATTCATGGCATATCCACGAGGTTCGAGTATAAGAACCTCACGATAGAACTTTATGAAGGTCAAAGAAGTGAGGAGCTAAACTATGAGCCGTACTTCTTAATCAGAGCATGGGATACAGAAGAAGCGAGATTAGAAGAGAAAGATCTTAGAGAAACTTGGGACGAAAAAAATCCCACCATCAGGTGGAGAACCAAGTTTGATGCTATTGAACTTTCAGATAAAATAAAAGATCCACATATAGATCCTTCCAAATGCCCTATGGGTCTTTATAAAGATTAATCAAATGATAGATGAATTTCTTTTCAGATGTTTCAAAACTAAGCCATATGCTCATCAGTTGAAAGCATTACAACTAAGCTATGACAAAGAAAACTTTGCATACTTCATGGAGATGGGGTGTGGTAAATCAAAAGTTCTCATTGATAATATAGCTTGGTTGTATTGGCACAAAAAAATAGATACTGCAATTATTGTAGCACCGAAAGGTGTTTACACTAATTGGAGAAACAATGAGATACCAACACATTTAACAGATGATATATCTTATAAAGTATATACTTGGAAATCTAATCTCAACAAACGAGAAACCATGGAGTTGAAAAACTCCGTGGGCCATGAAGCAAGATCCCATTTACGAATACTATTAGTCAATGTCGAGGCATTTGCGACTAAAAAAATTTTCAAGTTCTTGGACACTTTCACACATAGAAGCAACTTTCTAGTGGCAGTTGATGAATCTACCACGATCAAGAATATCAAGGCGAAGAGAACCAAGGCACTGATACAGTTTGCCGAGAAAGCAAAGTATAAACGAATACTTACAGGTGCTCCGATAACAAAGTCGCCTTTGGATTTATATTCACAATTCTTATTTATGGACAGAAAAATTTTGGGGTTCTGCTCCTATTGGTCTTTCCAAGGTAGGTATGCCGTGATTATGAATAGGAAGATGGGATCACATCAGTTCAACCAGGTGGTTGGATACAAGAACTTAGAAGAACTGAAAAAGAAAATAGATCCACATTCATTTAGAGTAACGAAGAAAGATGCACTCGATCTACCACCAAAGACTTATGTAACAAGGCAAGTTGACTTGACCATGGAACAAGAAAGACATTACCAAAGCATCAAGAAGACATCAGTTGCTTTCTTAGAAAGTGGCGACATGGTTACTGCACCCGAAGTTATGACAAGACTTCTGAGACTACAACAGTTGCTATGTGGCTATCTTGTAACAGATGATGGCGAAGTAAAACACATACCAAACAATAGGTTAACTGTGCTTCTTGAAGTAGTGGAAGAGATGGAAGGTAAAGTTATTATTTGGTCTAGGTTTCGCCATGACATAATGAAGATATGCAGTAGCTTGAAAGGTGTGTATGGGCAAGACTCTACAGTCACATATTTTGGCGACACGAGCATGGCAGATAGAGACGAAGCCATTGCGAGGTTTCAAGATCCGTCAGATCCCACGAGGTTCTTTATTAGTAATGCACAAACTGGTGGTATGGGAATAACTCTCCATGCCGCAACAAACGTAATCTACTACTCCAACGACTTCAACCTGGAGTCAAGGGTGCAGTCAGAGGATCGGGCACACAGAGTTGGTCAACACCACCCAGTGTTGTATGTAGATTTGGTCTGTCCAAATACAGTTGATGTGCATATAGTTAAGACATTAGTTAACAAAAGCAAATTAGCAAACATAACATTAGGGGAAAGGGTACTAGAGTGGTTGAAGGTATAAGAAAGAAGTTCTACATCTACGACAAAGATAAGAAAAAGATAAAAGAAACTTATGTCAAAAAAGATGCAATGAAATATAAAGAAAAAGGATACAGAGTAACTAGTAGAAGGAGAGTAAAAGATGACTAAATTAAGAGGCGAAAAAATTGTGGGTAATGCAGGTGAAAACTTAACAGTGTTTGAGTTATCCATGCTTGGTTACGCGGCATCAACAGTAAAACAAGATGGTGTTGATATAGCCGTGGTTGGTGGAGAAGGATTGAAGGTAGCACAACGAGTGGAAGTGAAGACAGTTTTACAAAGAGATGATATGGCTAGATACTCTTTCACTATATGCAAAGGTGCAGACAAAAGGTGTTACACCCGAAAGGACTGCGACATCATAGCACTGGCGGCACTGGACATAAGATCAGTGCTATTCTTTCCAGTGGAGTCTTTCACAAGTGTAAAAGCACTGACCTTAATAAAGAATGATTTTCATAAACCATTTGAAAAAAACCAGTGGGGAGCGGTGCTAGAATATAGTCAAAACATGCAGGCAGAGATGCTTAAAATGCACAACTTAAAAAAAGAATATAAAATATATGAGAAAGTATAAGATTTTATGTTGACTTATGTGAATAAATTTGGTAGGACTATGATTGCAACGGATGTTGTTATTGCAACAATATCTCAAGTATGGGTAGGGTGGTTCTCCTTTTTTCCTTTCGTTATTGGTGTTTCCCTACCCACACTTACTTTGGAGTAAACAATGGATACAGATAAATGGAAGTCAATAGCAGTACCGATTGAGACTTGGAAAAAACTCAATGAGTTAGCTAAAGAAAACTTTAGAACTGTTGGTGGTACGATTACCTATTTGACACAAAAAGAATACGAGTCTGAGAAAAAACTCGTTGACGAGAAGGTATAATTAATTAAACTATACCTTCAACTATAACCGCCGAAGGGCATAAACTTTAACGTAGAAGGAGAGAACGATGAGTGATGTGTATTCACTATTCGAGCAAGAGGCAGCTGACCCTCAAGCATTTAAGCAAGTCAGAGAAGGCGATACTAAAAGTCTATCGTCTTTAATCCGTAGATCTGTTGAGTTAGATCAACAAATCAAAGATACCGAAGCACAACTAAAAGACCTACAACAGAAAAAGAGATCTGTTGATGAGGAAGATATACCCTCATTGATGGAGACTATGGGTGTTGAAAGTCTTACAGTTGACGGCAACAAAGTTTCAATCGATAAGTTTGTTTCTGCTAGAATACCCGAAACTAAGAAGCAAGAGGCTTTCCAATTCTTAAGAGAGATTGGAGAGGGGGATCTTATCAAGAACGAAGTTGTTGTAAGTTTCAGTATGGGTCAAGATAATCAAGCTGGTTCTGTAGTTGCAGATCTTGAGAATAAAGGTTTTGCGCCTGTCAAGAAACAGCATGTGCATCCAATGACTTTAAAAACCTGGGTAAAAAATAGAATTGAAAGTGGTAAAGAAATAGACTTTGATCTATTTGGAGTATACCAGGGCAACCGTGCTAAGATAAAGGGAGGTCAGTAATGAACCAAGTTGCACAGAGAAAGACCACTCAAGTAGTGGCATCAGAGTTAGATAAAATGTTAGAAGCTGACGCTGGTGTTGGTCTTGAAAATATCACTACGGAAGATATGCAGATACCTTTTATAAGGATTATCCAAGCATTATCTCCACAATTACAAAAGGACGATCCTTTGTATATCAAAGGTGCTGAGCAAGGCGACATCTTCAATACTGTCTCGCAAGAGATTTATAAGCAAGACGAAGGTGTCATTGTTGTTCCTGCTTTTTTTGAGAAGAAATTCTTAGAGTTTCAACTTAGATCAAGTGGTGGTGGTTTTGTAAGAGAACTAGCGGCAGATGATAAAGACATTACAATGACGAGCCGTGAAGGTACAATCGAATTGTTACCTAACGGAAACGAGTTGGTCAGAACTCATCAACACCTAGTGATTGCACAGTCTGCTGATGGGACTATAGCACCGAGTGTTCTTGATATGAAGAAGACACAGTTAAAAGTGTCTCGTAGATGGAATACTTTAAAGAATAGTGCGAGATTACCAAGTGGTGCTCTCATGCCTATTTATGGAACGGCTTGGCAGGTTACAACTGTCTTAGAAGCCAACGATCAAGGCAAGTGGTTTAACTACAAGCTAGATCGTGTTAATGATATTACACCAACGATAGAGAAGATGATGCTTGAAGCTCGTAATATGTATCAAGGTGTGAGCAAAGGGGAAGTCAAAATGGCTGCTGCTTCTGCTGATGAAATAGCAAAGGAAGAAGACGTACCATTTTAATTAAACTAGCCGTGTAGATACCACACTCATCTACACGGTTTTTTATTTTAGGAGTGTAGAGTGAATTTAACAGAAGAATTATTACATGCTTTCGAAGGTTTTAGTGGAGCACACGGACAGACGGAAGTTTCAAATCAAAGAATGAACGGCAAACAAAAAGCCAAATCATTTATCGTAAGACAACCACTGACACTAGAATTGATGCAAGGACACATAGACGGAGTGAAAGGTGTCGGTGCTATACCAATTAACGAGAAGAACCAATGTAAGTTTGGTGCTCTTGATATAGATGAATACCCGCTAGACCACAAACAGTTGGTGGACAAATTAGATCAATTTAAAATACCGTGTATCGTGTGCCGTAGTAAAAGTGGGGGTGCACACATATTCTTTTTCTTTACAAAGTGGATGGAAGCGGCAGACTTCAGAGACAAAGCTGCCGAGATAGCTGCGGCACTTGGTCATGGTCGTTGCGAGATATTCCCGAAGCAAGAGCAAGTATTGGTAGAGCGAGGAGATGTGGGGAACTTCATCAATCTACCATACTTTGATGCAGAAAAGACTTTGAGGTTTGCATATTGGAAAGATGGTCGTGTATATGTAGAAGCTACCCTTCAAGAATTTATAGATAGAATACACAAAATAAAATGTGATCCGAATAAGTTTATGGAACTATCTGTCGGTGGCAAACCAAACTTATACCCAGGCTATGTTCCGTGTCTTAAATCTTTGCTTACCATGGGGATCTTTGAAGGTGGCAGAAACAAAGCTGCTTTTCAACTCGGTGTTTTTTTGCAGAAGTCTGCACCTAATAATTGGAAGTCGCAGTTGGAAGAAATAAATGTAAAACGATTTACACCACCACTACCAGCATCAGAGATAGTTACAATACAGAATACATTAGAAAAGAAAGAGTATCAGTATATATGTAAAGAAGAACCCATGTCATCACATTGTAATCAAAGTGTATGTCGTGGTTTGAAACATGGTATTGGCACAACATCTATGCCTGCAATCAGTGGCTTGTCAGTTATATTATCAGAGCCTCGTCTGTGGTTCTTGGATATAGATGGCAGAAGATTAGAGCTAACTACAGAGGAACTACAAGCACCAAGACTATTTCAAAGAGCATGTATGGAGCAGTTAAACTTCATGCCACCAAAGATGAAGGATGGAGATTGGGAAGTACAAGTTAACATGTTGCTTGAGAACTGCAATGAGATAGCAGTGCCACAAGAACTGACATATAAGGGACAGTTCTTATCGTATCTCGAACTGTTTTGCACAGGTCGAGTACAAGCACAGAGTTTTGAAGAAGTTGTGTTGGGTAAACCATATACAGATGTAGAAGAATCAAGGACATACTTTAGATTAGATTCGTTGATGGAGTTCTTGAGAAACAGAAAGTTTGATAACTATACGAGAGCACAAGTCCAAGAAAGATTGAAAGAAGTAAACAACGGAGATAGTTCTGTTGTGAAAAAATTTCAAACATCACAAGGTAAATGGAAGAATGTCAGAGTCTGGTGGATACCAGAGTTTGGAGCAGAAGTAGAAATCAAACCGATAACAATCGAAGAAGAGGAGGTTCCGTTCTGATGGAAATGCTGGTGGCTTTTTGTGTAATTTTTGTTGAGCAATGTAGATACAAAGGTGGAGATGCTTTGTGTAGTTTCTGGGAACCTGGGGTCGTATACAAAACGAGGCAAGAATGTGTTGAGGGTAAGAAATTAATAGAAGAATACCTACAAGAAGAACTGTGGAGACTATACCCAGAGGCGGTAAAAATAGATGCAAAGGGAGTATGTGGCGATGTCGATTGATTTTGAAAAATATAAAAACCCACCGACAGAATATTTGAAAGATGGTAAAGAGGTTACAATCTTTGGACCACCTGGAACAGGTAAAACCACAACTTTAATTAAATTAGTTGAAAGTAAATTGGGATCTTATGTCCAACCTTGGAAGATAGGGTTTATGTCTTTTAGTAGAAAAGCTGCAACGGAAGCAAAGACTAGAGCGTTAAAAGATATAGAAGGTTTAGACTCAAAAGATCTAATTTATTTTAGAACTTTACATTCTCTTGCTTTCAGTTGGCTTGGACTAAGCACATCAGAAGTTATGTCGGGTCGTGACTACAACGAGTTAGGTAAACTTGTAGGTTTAGATTTTAGAACCACACAAACAGTGAGTATGGAAGAAGGTCCACTCTTTAATGTTGGTGCTGGTGGCGATAAATATATGTCACTAATACAGTATGCTAGAGTGAAACAAGTTGATCTCATAGAAGAGTTTCATAGGGGTTGGGATCAAAGTTTAAACAAACAACAACTATTAGTATTAGATAAGGCTTTCAAAGATTATAAAAAAGCGAAGGGTAAACTCGATTTTATTGATATGATAGAAAAGTTTATTTGGCAAGGAACGTCTCCCGACTTTGATTTACTTATTATAGATGAAGCACAAGACTTAGCTCCACTACAGTGGAAGATGGTTAAGGATGTTCTTGTTCCAAACTCAAACAAAGTTTACTACGCTGGAGATGATGACCAGGCGATATATTCTTGGATGGGTGTTGATGTAAATAATTTTCTTAATGCTAGTGAAACTAAATATGTATTAAGTAAATCATATCGTGTTCCAGAACATCCGTTTGCTTTTGCTGAAGGATTAACCGATCAAATCACGAAACGAGAAAATAAATCGTGGAACCCAACAAAAGAAAAGGGACTTGTTACATGGCATAATGACATTCTTGATGTTGATATGACAGAGGGCGAGTGGTTGATTCTTACAAGAACTAACTATATCGCCAACAAAGTCTGTCAGAAATTAAGAGAAGAAGGTTATGTATTCTGGAGAGAAGGAGAGGGTTGGTCTGTATCTGTCAACGTACTAGTGGCTATAGAAGTGTGGTTAAAGTTACAGAGAGGAGCATCAGTGCCTGCCGATTTATTAAAACCTTTTTCAAAACTGATTAATCCGAAATACATAACAAGATCGGGTCGAAAGTTAATGTATTCTTTAGCAGATGTTAATAGTGAAAGACCACCAGACGAAAGTTACTCTTTAGGTAATCTAGAAAGATTATGTGAGTTTACGGCAAATAGATTTGTGACATGGCAAAATGTATTAAAAATATCAGAACAAGTTGCTGCATACATAGTATCTGTTAGAAAAAGAGGAGAGAAGATTCTATCGGCAGATCCCAGGATTCGTGTATCCACAATCCACAGAGCAAAAGGTGGAGAAGCTGATAATGTAGCATTGTTGCTAGACTCAACGAAGGCATGTGTGGAAAGTCCAGATCAAGATGCAGAGAGAAGAGTTTGGTATGTGGGTGTAACGAGAGCAAAGAAGGAGTTACACATAATAGAAAAATCTGGACAGTTTGGATTTGAATTATGAAAAAAGAATGGTATTTACAAAGAGCAACTGACGAAGAAAACCCTAGTCCGTTTTGGGATAGTTACGTCCATGACATGTGCGAAGTCCTTGAAACCACAAACAAATCTCCTTTTGGTAAACCAATAAAAGAGTTTAAAGAAAATAAAAAAGACAGAAAATATTTTTTAGATCAAGCAGAGAAGCTAATCAATGGTCCGAGAGCCAAAGAGTATGGGCCTGCTAAATTTAATCACGAAAGAATAGCAAGAATATGGTCTGTTATATTAGACAGAGAAGTTACGGCACAAGAAGTTGTGGCTTGTATGGTTGGTGTAAAACTAGCCAGACTAGCAGAAACGATAGAACACGATGACAGTTGGGTCGATATAATAGGCTATGCTGCATTAGGTGGAGAAATTATAAATGACAAGTGACCAATACCATTTATTGGAACAAGACATAAAAGATGTGGCATGGGGGAATGTTGATTCAGACTGGACTCCACCCGAAGTTATACCAGATCTATCGCAGTACGATACGATAGCCATTGACTTAGAAACGAGAGATGAGAATCTAACAAAGCTAGGACCTGGATGGTGTAGAAAAGACGGACACATCATAGGCATAGCCGTGGCGGCTGGAGATAGTTCTTGGTATTTTCCAGTGGCACATACTGTGGGTAATATGCCAAGACGACCAGTGTTTCAGTGGTTGACAGATCTGTGTAAAGACACAACTAAAACATTCGTGTTCCATAATGCACTATACGATCTTGGTTGGCTTAGAGCAGAAGGTGTAGAAGTCAAAGGCAAGATCAGAGATACCATGGTTGCAGCGCCTTTACTAAACGAGAATAGAAGATACTATAATCTAAACTCGTTAGCTGGAGATCATCTTGGCACATACAAAGACGAGAAGATGCTCAAGAGTGCCGCCGAAGAGTTTGGTGTAGATCCAAAGTCTGGTATGTGGAAACTACCGCCTCGATATGTTGGTGCTTATGCAGAACATGACGCTGCAATAACTTTGAGATTATGGAACGAGTTACGAAAACAGATAACAAAAGAAGAATGTAGTGGTATATTTGAACTAGAAACTAGACTCACACCTCTGCTTCTTGACATGAAAACAAAAGGTGTACGAGTGGATTTAAACAGAGCAGAGCAAGTTAAGAAAGAACTGACTGCGTTAGAGAAATCACTTGTAGAGGAGATAGTCAAAGAAACTGGAGTTACGATTGAACCTTGGGTCGCCACATCTGTAGCAAAGGTCTTTGATGCTATGGGACTTGCGTATTCTCGCACAGAAAAGTCCAGGGCCCCCGCGTTTACAAAACAATTTCTTGCTAATCACTCTCATCCCATTGCGAAGAAGATTATAAAAATAAGGGAAGTTAATAAAGCCAACACGACTTTTATTGATACAATTCTTGAACACTCGCATGATGGTAGAATACATTGTGATTTTCATCCTTTACGTTCTGATGGCGGAGGCACTGTTACTGGTAGATTTAGCTCAAGTAATCCTAACTTGCAACAAATACCTGCAAGAGATCCATACATAAAGAAACTTATTAGAGGATTGTTTATTCCAGAAGAAGGATCTAAGTGGGGATCTTTTGACTATGCTTCACAAGAGCCTAGATGGCTTGTGCATTATTGTGCAACATTAAAAGGACTTGATAGACACCCACAGATAGATGACGTTGTGGCTTTGTATAACAAAGGCGAAGCTGACTTTCATCAGATCGTGGCAGATATAGCAGGCATACCAAGAAAACAAGCAAAGACTGTGAATCTTGGATTAATGTATGGCATGGGTAAAGGCAAGTTGGCAAACATTCTTGATCTGTCTGTTGATGAAGCAACAACTTTATTAGATAAATACAATGACAAAGTTCCATTCTTAAGATCTATTTCAGAGAAGACAACAAGGAAAGCTGCCGAGAGTGGGATTATCAGAACTTGGTTGGGCCGTAAATGTAGATTCAATATGTACGAGCCTAGATCGTACAAGTATAATAAAGCATTACCGATGAAAGAAGCCATTGATGAATATGGTGGCAAGGGCAGTATCAGAAGAGCTTTTACATACAAGGCACTTAATAGACTAATACAAGGGTCTAGTGCCGATCAAACTAAGAAAGCCATGGTCGATTGTTACGATGCTGGTCTTACACCAATGTTAACTGTGCATGATGAATTATGTTTTAACATACAAAACGACAAGCAAGTGGAGCAAATCAAAGAGATTATGTGTAATTGTGTGCCCGAACTCAAAATACCCTTTGATGTAGACGCTGAAATGGGGTCAAACTGGGGAGAAGTTGGATAGTGGACAATACAAAAACACTCAAAAACAAAAGTATTTCTAGGGTACAATCACACACGGACACTTTGTTTTGGCTCTGTGTGGCGATCTGAGAGCCTATTTTTTTCTGACAGGTTTACAATATGCAGTGATTTTGCCTATTTTACCATCTGGTAGTGGGACATCGGGCTGATTGTTCAAACGTCTGGCAAAATACAAACAACTGTTAATATTTTCAAATCTTTGTGTCTGATCTATCACTCTTTCGTTGAGCATGAAGATCAGAAGAAACTCTATCATTCATCTTTTGCCTTCCAAAAATACTCGTCTGTGTCTCCGAGTCTGAACTTCTGTCCGTTCTCAACTTGATATATCTCTGTGCTAACTTTGAAGTCTGGTTGTAGTGGTTTGTCTGGTGTCAGTGAATTGTCGTACACTCTCATTCTGTTGTTTGGATACAGACAGAATTGATTATTTTCTAGTTCTAGTAAGTTAAACGATTTGTGTTCTGCTGGTTTCTCACTGGTTGAGTAATCTATTGTGTCTATGCTTTCGTGATAGTTATCAAGAGTACAAACGTAAGATCCTTTCACGATACCATGGTCTCTTGTATAAACCTCAAAGTCCATAGATCCTATAAACTGTTTGCTAACTGCCACCACCCCATAGTCCATGCAATTCCAAAACTGGAGATTATAAAGATCCATATCTGGAGTCGGGGTCTGTGGTTCAACAGTAAAAGCACTAATAGGAAG